TTATAAAAATAACTGTTTATACATATTAGTCTGTTTATATAGTAAGTGTTGATAAACAGAAAAATTTTATTAGAAATGGCTACAAAACGTAAGAAGGAACCAATACATAAGATATTTTATGTGTGCAGCGCTTACACTCCAGACGCTGATTGGTCAGAATTTCTTAAGGAATGTTCTTTCGGTAAGTTCCCACGAGGGGTTCGTTTTGAAAACGGAGCCATAAAATGTACCAGAAAGAAACAAACATTCACAGAATTCCTACCTAAAGATACTGAAAAAGCACTTCAGGTTATGCTCGAGGTCTTCAGAGATAGATTGAAAATTAAAACTTCGAAGGACCAGAAGAGTGAAGCTGTCAGCTTCGAACGGAAGAAAGAAGAATGTAGAATACAAACTTGGAAGGAAGCAACTACAATTGCAGCCAAAACAACATTGATACGTAGTTTTGCTAACAGGTTCGTATTACAATATTTCCTCTCAGAAAAGGAACATACAGAACTACTTCTCCTGTTGAATCTGGCAATAACAACAAAAACGTTGGATGGAACTCGTATACATATGCAAGATGGCAGAATAAACATGATAGACGGTTTAAATTTTGATCCATTTACACGTCAACTTACTTTAGATGGATCAATTAAGAAGCATGAATCATTACCGATTACATGCCCATTACATTTCGTAGCGGTTCCTCAAGTAAATTATCAGGCAAAATATGGTAGCCTAGTAGAATACCATACAATAAAATACGATAAGGCTCGTTCTCCATAGTTATTTTTCTATTACGAGATAGAACTGGTCTCGATGACCCCCGATCGGCAATTCCTTCAACTTTGCACGATCTCCCTTTGATCTCAACTCTCTTTTGTATATATTTACACTTCTGACACCTTTCTTTTCCACCTTTTCCCTTTGTTTTTTCCATTTGTTTCTGCCTCTGTTTTTTGCATTTTGTTTGTTTTTCTTGTCTCCATTTTTGTTCCCAAATATCTCATATAGTTGAGATCCACCGGCTGTTCCTTGGCCAATACTCATCAGTGTCGCCTGTACATAAAAAGAAGAGTTGATATCGCTTTCGGTATTAACTATAGTAAAAATCAAAATAAAAAATCTACGTTATACCAGTAAAATCTAGAAATGAAAGCAAAACGTCGAAAAATAGTTAACACGTTAGCGATAAGTCTTATTATGAAACATGATACTTTACTCAAAATAGGATATATGAAAAGTAGAGTTGATATCGCTTTCGGTATCAACTCTTAACTAATCTGCATCAAGGGTCCGAATCAAAAACAACAAAAATAAAAAATATGCGCCATACCAGTAAAATCTAGAAATGAAGGCAAAACGTCGAAAAATAGTTAACACGTTAGCGATAAGTCTTATTATGAAACATGATAATTTACTCAAAATAGGATATATGAATCCTGCAACAACCCTTAGAGAAGCATTTTATGACGAAGAAAAAGGATGGAAATGTTTGTTTGTACACACAGAAGATTTTAATCCTCAATCTCCAGCGGATATTCAAAGTGCGTTCATAGCTGAATATTCAGAAATGATAAAATATCATAAGAAAGTCTGTGGTGGTTTATGTTCAGTCGGGGATACTGGATGCGGCTCTGAATGTGACATATTTGATTGTGATATAAAATATGACGTAAATTTTCAATTATCATATGAAGAAGCATCTATACTATTCAATCTTTTGACTTCTATTGATCAACTCGAAGACACCATATTGGATCTAGAATATACTCATGCTAGGTTGAATGCCATTCTAGGTATGAATGCTAATCTAAAATCAACAAAGAAGTCTAAGATAATTTAAAATCCACGATTCAACAACAAATTATATCAAACCAATTCAGTTTGATATGTCTTTTTTCATAATTAGGTTAAATGTCATTCTAGGCATGGGTGCTGATCTGAAATCAACAAAGAAGTCTAAAACTGTTTAGAGTCGGGTTACAACAAATTATATCAAACCAATTTAGTTTGATATATGGTTCAGATATGAATAGTTCTGACAGTGATTATTATTCCTTAGTTGTTCTTTTTCTGCTCGCCGGAACACTCTTTTTCTTTTTACCATCACCGGTATCTATGTTATTCAATAAACCCCCTAGCATCGCTATAGCTCTTGTCAGCAAATCATCTTCGACATTATCTTCATTACTCTCGTCATTTTTATTTCTGTTATTTTTCCTGAGTCCTAATAGTCTATCTAGCCCGAAACAAAAAGCTACATACATAATTATAGAAACATAACATAAATATTCCGTAGCATTCCATATAACACTGAGAAATCCCATTACGTTATTGATTAATATAACCACTTGTAGATGGCTTTTCCGATGAATTATTTTTAATAGTATTATAATTTCTTAAATATAAAAGATCCGGCTTAAAAGAAATAAAATATTCAAATTGGGAAAGTATGGAGCCTGTGCTGCAAAATAATCCTGTTCAGGACCCAGATGGAAGGAATCAGAGAATGAAATATCCAATGAGATCTCTTGATTTCTATGGTAAAGAAACTGGCATTTTAGGAAAGGGAACGTACGGTACGGTTTTGAGATTGGAATCTAAATATCCGTCGCAAATCGTAGCAGTAAAGATATTTAAAACTGATCCTGACGGAGATGGAGTACGTCGAGATACATTAAGAGAGATAGCCATACTAAGAAGATTGAAACATCCTAATCTTGTCAAGTTAATAGATATTATTAATTTCAACGCTTCGGATTTGAAATCTGAAATCAAAGCAGTGTTAGAGTTAGCTAGTTTTTCTTTGTGGACGGTCTTGACTGATAACAAATTAAAAGCTTCTTTAGATACTGCCCTTGTCAAATCTTATATGTATCAATTAACCCGAGGATTAGTTTATTTACACGACAATGCTATAGTTCATAGAGATTTGAAACCCCAAAATATTTTGGTGTTTGCCGATACAGGCAGAATAGTTATTGCTGATTTTGGTATATCTAGAGCAGGATTTATATTAGGAGGATCATACACTGCGGGATTAGAAACTTTATGGTGGAGAGCACCAGAATTATTATTTGGTGCTCAAGAATATGGGCCAGCCGTAGATGTTTATTCTATGGGTCTAATATTTGCCGAAATGTGGCGTGGAGATGCAATCTTTAGAGGATTAGATACGGAAGATAGAATGTTGCTTGGACAAATTGAAGTTTTAGGACATATGACTGAAGAATTTTGGCCTGGCATCTCGGGATACGAAAAATATACTCATAGCTTAAGTGAATATGCTAAAACTAGAGCTGGCGGCAAATGGGATAGAGAATTATATTCTGTCTTGGAGCAGAGACTTCAAACCGGAGCCATCCGAACAGAATTATTTCTCACAAATAGAAAAATACCTTTATCGAGAAAAGATTGCATTTTGACTGAAATGGGATTAAACCTTATAAAACAAGCTACTTATCCAAATCCATCATATAGATCAACTGCTAGAGATCTATTGGCTAATCCTTATTTTTCAATTATAGATCCCGGACAATTGAACATAAACATCAAAAATACAGTCGAACAAATTATTCCAACTCCTAATTTGGAATCTTTTACTTGTGGATCCAATCTGGATACATCACAACTAACAAGAGTAGAACCAATAGTAGTAAGAAATAACATTACATCTAATATCAGTAAAGTTTCTAATATGGTTGGAAATTTAAATATAAGCGGAAGCCATATAGGTGGAGAAATAGAGGTTGAATACTCACATTACAGAAAATTATTCAATTGGATTGCCGATGTAGTAGACGACTATAAACTAGCAAATCAAACATTTTACCATTCCCGATTGCTTATTGATTACTATATACAACAAAGAGTCAGGTCGTCAAATATAGGAGAAACTGACTCTTTGCCGGTCACAAGAAATAATTTACAACTTATAGGATTAGGTTGTCTGCTCATATCAGCTAAATTATTCGATAGGGTATCATTACCAGTAGATGATTTAGCTTATATCGCCGATGATCAATTTACTGCTAGTGATATTTTGTCTGCAGAGTTGGCAATATTAAAAATACTAAATTTTGATCTATATTTTCCGACGATAGGTGAATATGTTGCTTATGCTTTAGGAAATAATAGAGATGAGAATATAATAAAAACTATACATATTATAGCCAAAATGACATGTTGCATTGTTTATCCTATAAATACGAGACTAATAGCATATTCTAGCGTTTATATAGTATTAAGATGTTGGCTTGATCAAACTATGAACTTGCCAGATTGTTTCTTTGCGTCTGATGAAGAAACATATAGCATAAATGATATAGCAATGAATGCTGATCTAATGATAAAACAATTGAAAGCCAGCAAAGGTTCTTATATTAAATCGACCAAAATGAAGAAAGAAGTGCAAATAATATTTAATAGTTGGGATAAATGCAGGGTAGAACAACAAGATGTATTATCCCCTGCTTTCAATAATCTTAGCGTTTTTGGGCACAACGCCAGTCAAAAAGCATATTCAGTAACTATGGACGAAGAGGTAAATATATTAGACGAGTTTACGTATGGAGAATTAGATTCCGGTCAAGATTCATCTTTGCCTTCTGCCGCAGCAAAGAGAACTGAGAAGACCTCAACCGTAGAAAGAATCAGTCCCAAAGAAGATATAGACTATACGATGTCTTTATATTTGACGGCAGAAACTAGGAAATTAGTAAATGCCGATGGAAGTTCTCTCAGCAGAGATAGTATAGCTATGTTCGCTAAACGTTTGATAATAAATAGAGCACTGGTCTTCATGAAATGGGCCCTCCAGCGGTATTCTGAAAATCTTATATATCCATTTGTCAGATATTTCAAATTTAGCAGAGAGATAAATGGAGGATATCGTATCGGAGATGTTGATCCAGAAAGAATTCAGATAAAGATGGGTGATCCAAATGCTGCTACCATAAATCTAAGGGTGAAATTCGAATCTATACCAAGCGAGTCTAAACATTATTTTGATATGTTCTGCAAACGATTTATCGTAACTAAGGAACAATATACCTTCCATGATATGGAAGGTAAATTCACTGATATATTTCAATAATAAAAACAATGTCAAACACCAAATATTTCAGTAGACAAAAAAGATTTATATTCACTTATTGAATATAAAAACAAAAAGAGGCAAGATAAAATAAGGAAAACTCAAAAATAGATAAAAATCGAGTATGAAAAGTCAGTTGAACAAATTGATTGTAAGTCTAAAGAAGAAGAGAAGTCAGAGAGAACAATTCTTTTTACGCGGTAGTAAGTTATGTTACACAGCGCGAGAAAAAGATGTTGACCAGAGTGAAATAAAGAATAGATTATCTCAACTAATGGGTGACAACACTTATTATGATTATTATGAAGACAAAATACAAACGAGAAAAATAAATTATAATGACATAGAAGTATTTGATGCCTTGTTTTGCGTTTACGACATCACCGTATTATTTAGTGAAGATTTACCGGCAAAAACGTCGGATAAAATACAAACACTAATACATAGGATATACTCTAGCAGTGATATTTTAAGTGGATCACGAGCTAGAAAGTCTCTACTTTATGATATTTCTCATTCGTCAGAACCATCAAATGAGGACTCATTTCAAATAAAAGTTAGTGATTTAGAAATGTGTATGCTAGGTCAAGATGACAACACAAACAACATGGCACGAACTAACTGTGAAGTAGAGGAAGATCTTCTCCATGAATTGTTCATATCATTTTTGTTTACGAACAGGTTGCGTAAAATAGTTCCTAACTTTCAGTTATGTTATGCTGGATTAAAATTCAACAGATCAAATAAAGTAGACTCAAATATAAACGAAGAGAAAATAGATTGTAGTGGAATATGTCCTTGCGATACAACACAAACCGTAGATTATTTATTACAAGAGAAAATAAATGGAAATACCATGAGCGAAGAATTGAAGACTTGCTCTTTGAACGAATACTTGTCGTGGATGACACAAATTATATTAGCATTAGAATTAGGAGTTATCCATTTTGGCTTTACACATAATAATCTTCATACTGATAATATCATTATTTCTCCGATATCACAAACATCCAACACCAACTCATCTGCTACACCCAACGCTGAAATAATAATACCGTATTTCCATAATAATGACATATTATATGTTAGAGCCGTTTCCATAGCTGTAATATCAAATTTTGAGTTAGCACATGTAAAACATATGTATACCGATATCGAAGATGATGGAGAAAATATCATAAACAAAAGTGAACATTTTGGACCTATAGGCTTCGCTGAACTAGGTATATTTCATAATGAAACCAGACCATTCTATGATATTTATAAAGTGTTGATGTGGAGTCTGAACATATTGAAGAAACATAATGAAAAAGTATATACGGGTGCTAGGAAGATTTCCAAATTTTTTGGTTTCGAATACGAATACAGATTGGAAGCTGCTCTTAAAGACGAAGAAAAATTAACATACATTTATAATACGATTTCTTCTGATTTAGAGAAAACGAGGTCTATCAGAGACTTATTGGATCTGATGTTCAGAGAGTTTTCAGAGATGAACACTCTGGTCACAAGAAAATCAAAACTCGTTGAAGCAAAATCGACTAAATTACAGAATCTAATATCTATGGGTTCCAGACTTAGTCTGCCAAATACAACTCAATATAATTTAGAGTTAAGCGCAAGATCTAACAACAAATTAAATGGATTTAGTGTATTAAAATGTAACGGTTATTGTCCAATTTCAGGATTTACATCTGAAGATTTTAAATCTAGCATTTCAAATATTAATGATACACATACAAATGCCAATGTTATACTGACAGTCGAAGATCTGAAAATATTTTCTATGAAGGATATATTAGAGAGATGCCACGGATTGAGAAAAAGAACAGAAGAACTTACTCGGTTGACTTATGGCTTCTGCAAAATATCAAATGTAACGGATCAAAACACGGCCAAAGAAATAAAAGACTCAGAAGACAAGAAGAAATTATGTCAGCCCACCTCAGAAGAATTGCTGGAAGCTACAAATGAATTCAAACAATTCGAAGTAATAATAAGTACTCATAAATCGAAGTTATATTTAGATGCAGCAAAAGAAATAGAAATGTTAGTATTAGATGTTAATAGCAAAGTTAGAATAAATAATGTCAAATTAGCTATGTATAGAGAACAATCTAGTAAAGAACAAAATAATATGGCAAGAGAGATGGTGTGTAGAGATCGAGAAATAATAGCTGGAAAAACTGTCATGTTGACTGATAAAATTTTGACGATTAATCATTTTAGAGAACTATTTGAAATATCTGATATAATATTTAAGGTCAACATAGAAGCGTCAAATAAATTATGATCCCAAAGCGAATGTTAAAAAATCGAAATAAAAAATCGATTTGGGCTGATATAATATTTAAGGTCAACATAGAAGCGTCAAATAAATTATGATCCCAAAGCGAATGTAAAAAAAACTTGAAATAAAAAAAATCGATTGTTAACTATTTCAAGTTAACAATTAAAAGAAATATAAGAATAGGGGAACGCGATAAAATGGAAGATTTTGGCAGATTGCTATGTGTCATTGGTAACCAATATTCATACATCATATCTTCTGAAAAATTAGACTCTAAACCGATAAGAATCTGGGAAGGACAAAGAAGTCTTGATGGCTCGAGACTTAAGGAACTTATAGATTTTCAAAAGGAAAAGCACAAAACAAACGGGTACTTTTCCTTTCGTGGTTCATTACTCATATGTAAAGATAATGCTTCAGGAGATATATGGTTGATCGACGGCCAGCATCGGTTTGTAGCAATGAAAGCTCTCATAGACACTGAAGAATATCCTGTTTTCGATATCAGAGTAGATATTTTAAACACGAGTTCTACATTAGAGATTAGACAGGAATTTCAAGATGTAAACAAATCTGTTCCTGTTCCGTTAAATTTCTTGGAGCCAGATGAAATTATCAATATTACGGTTAGACTCTTAGAAAAGAAATTTCCTAAAGCATTCACTAACAGCAAAACTACAAGACCGAGAATAAACGTTAATGACTTTAAAAGCTGTCTAATTAAGGAGAATATCACGAGTAATTTCAAGCTAAATGAACATCAACTTTATGATGCGATCTGTAAATTTAATGATGACATTGCCAAAACGGCTGAAACAACTATAATTACAAAGCTTGCTCGAAACAATAAGACAGAACAACAAACCGTGAGAAATTGTAGAGCAAAATGCGAGACAGGAGATTTTCTCTATATAGGTTTATATAAAGGTAACGATTGGATAATAGATCTAGTAGCTAATTTAAGTGAACCGCCAAATCCACCGGCTCAGAGTCAGCCAATGATAAACTCCCAGCTTCCAGTGCAGACAATTCCGTACGCAAATCCTCCAGTTCAAAATCCTCCATATGCAACTCCACAAATTCCTTACACAAATTATCCAGTTCAATACCCACCAGCCCAATATTTACCTTTTCAGTATTCGCCTGTCCAATATCAAAATCCGCCAGTTTATTATCCCCCAAATCAATACCAGAATACATATCCTTTCCAGGTTAGGAAGTAAAAATGTTTTTTGCCTGTTGCTTTACTTATTGCTGGAAAAGGCCGATAACATCTTCCATAGAATAGAACTATTACGGTTTATGGCCTATGATTTTTAGCAGATATAGACTGCTAAAATGTTCTTGTTTTTGTCTGTTGCTTTACTTGTTGCCCGAAAAGGCCGATAACATCTTCTCTAGAATAGAACTATTACGTTTTATGGCCTTAGTATGAGATGTTTGTTCGATATCATCACGAGGACTGGTAGTTTCACTACCAGATGAATTTGGACTTTTATTCACAAATCTATTGCTAGAAGTTATGATGTTAGATGTTTGACTTTTAGGAGTTCTTGGACTAACAGCTAAAGGACTCCTGTTAGTCCTCGGAGTGGCTCCATATATTATAGGATTTTGTTCTTGTAATGCATCGAATGTTTTTAATAGTTCTAATCCTATACTAAAGAACTGTTTATATATGCTATGAGTCTTATTTATGTTTTTGATAAACGTGTAAAATTCTTGGATTAAAACTATGACGTCATTTATCAGTGCTTTATGTTTGGGATTTTCAAATGTTTGGTTCTCGGATGTTGGGTCTTCATGGTTTTCATCTTCTGCTCTAGCCATTTCTGCCAGTTTTATTAAGAAAGCATCGCAATTCGTGGAGTATAATTCTATAGAATCTAATATTGATTCATTATATGATGTTATTTTGTCTACCCAGGTTATTCTGATATGTCTCTTTCTTTCTGTAGATTTCTTTTCTACTACTGGAGTTGCAGATTCTAGTTCTAGTGCTTCTAGGTCATTTTGGCTGGATGCCATATCTTGACTTTTTCTTAAGGTTTGGCTAGATATCATGTCTTGACTTTCGGTTTGGCTTTTTCTCAAATGTTGTCCTCTTTTGTCTAATTCCATATCTGTAATGCTAGTAATAAGTTTTCTAGATCTGAAACTAACAAACATCTTAGTTTCATCGTTGAAACATTCCAAAAGATGATCCAATAGCGTTCCTCTAATATCTTTCAAATTCAATTTTATATTTATAGTCGATTGCGAACTCTTTATTCTACTATTAATAACGTTGAATATTTCAAATATGCATTCTATAATGGAAACAGAATATTCTGTAATCATATGTATTATGAAGATTATTTCCTGCTGTATGCAAAATATTCTGTATTCATTCGTTTGTTCTGATGTTGGCGTTTGTTCTGATGTTGGCGTTTGTTTCAATGTTATTTGTTCCGATGTTGGCGTTTGTTTCAATGTTATTTGTTCCGATGTTGGCGTTTGTTCTGTTGTTTCTTCCACCATCTGCTTTTCCATTGATTTATATTTATCTATAATTATATTAACAAAGTTATTGAAAAATGGTTCATACATGCTTCTCCCATCTGTATTGTTACAATAAGGTAGTCTATATGCATTTAGCGAAAATAAAAATTGTAAATCACTCATAGTTTTCAGATCTTCTACCGATACAAATCTAGCGAGATCGACATATTTTGTTGATATAAATGACATTCTTCTACCTCTAGTTATCGGCTGGTCTTGTTTAATTTCAGATATAATTTCTCTTGCCGACCCTCTTTTCGATCCACCACTTTTCTTTTCTAATTTTGGTGTTCCCGGTTTTTCTAATAACATGGTACCAATCACTAATGGCTCTACTTTTGGATCTAATTTCGACCCTCCACTTTTCTTTTCTAATTTTGGCGTTCCAGGTTTTTCTAATAACATGCTACCAATCACTAATGGCTCTAATTTAATTTCAGGTAGGATTTCTTTGACTGATCCTATATTTTTCTTCTCTGTTTTGGGACTGTTTAGCTTTCCTAAGGGAGTACTTAATAGTTCTAGTGGATCAGCTTTCTTGTTGTGTTCTTGAGCGGCAGACCTAGGATCAAGAATTATATCTTTGATTACTCCTCTCTTTGATATTATCATTCCATCTTTTATTTCTATGTCTCCCAACTTTACTATCTCGTCCATCACACAATTTACACCTACTTTGATTAAGATAGATCTTACGAAATGAGAATCAATCCCTTGTATTTGAACAATAATCTTATATAAATGTGATGAATTTGCCGATTCTGTTTCTATTTGATCTAAAAGCTCCATTTGCATCTTAATAAATGGAGTCAACCGTTGAATCATGTCTTGATATGTATCGTGCAGAGAATATAACTTGGCTACCAAACTACTATTTCCCGTCACATCTGATAAATTTAATGCTATACCTGATTTTCTGAGCATTCAGTTCGAACCGCAATGTTTTTATTTGTGCCGGGTTTCGTTCAGATTTTATCTGGGCTAACAAAAACAGATTTTAAGGGGAATAAAAAACAGAAGACAATGGATTCTGAGTCTAATGCCAAAACTAAATGTGAAAAATGCGGAGTTATAATTTTATCAAAGGAAACGAGCTGCTGGTATAATCCTGCAAAGGAATCATATAATTGTTTGGTCTGTAAAAAGTGCATATGTAAGACTTGTGATAGATGCCTAAAACATTGTTTTTGCTATTCCAAATAACTCCCATATATTTTCCAATATCATCAAAAATTATCTTCCGGCGTTTATAGTATATTTCATATCTACATCAAAAACTATCATTCGACATTTCTGACATAATATAATAAATAAAAGATAGCATAAACGATGTATATTATACTGGGATTGTATCGAATCAAAACTCAATAAATTAAATAAATTATAAAATATTAGGGTTTAACGAGTGTTCGTTTTAATTCGATTAAGACTATATATGGGTCTTGTCAAAAAATGAAATTGGATTTTTTTCAAACACGAAGAAAAAGAACTTTTCGTGAGCTCTTCTTTGTTTTTGTTCGATTCATCACCCAACCATCATCATGCAAGGATTTCAACAACCGTCGTTTCAGCAGCCCAACCTGAACAACCAATTCAATCCTATGAACTTTCCTCAGCAGCCTCAGCAGCAAGGATTTGCTGGACTGCCGTTTCAGCAGCAAGCGCAGGCACCACCTCCGCCTCAGCCGTTCTCCCAGCAGGTGCAACAGTTCATGCAGACCCATCCTGTGGCGGCTCAGCAACAGCAACAACAAGCTCCTCCTCTGCCGTACCAACAACAAGCTCCTCCTCTGCCGTACCAACAGCAAGCTCCACCTCAGCAGATGTTCCAACAGCAACAAGCTCCACCTCAGCAGATGTTCCAACAGCAACAAGCTCCACCTCAGCAACAAGGATTCGCGGGACTGCCGTTCCAACAACAGCAGGCGCCACCTCAGCAGCAGATGTACCAACAACAACCGTTTCAGCAGCAGCAAGCGCCTCCTCAGCAGATGTACCAGCAAGAGCAGCCCATGCAACAAGCGCCTCAGTTGCCATTCGCAAATCAGCAAGCTCCGCCTCCTCAACAGCAGTTGCCACCCACGGTGGACTTGTCTGGACTGGCTGCATTTGTTTCGATGAACAAGCCAGCAGAACAACCCGTTGTCCATCAAGAGGTTCATCAACCGCAAGCTCCCGTGGTCGAGCAAGTCCGAGCTGCACCGCCTCAACAGTTGCCAGCGATGATCATCTTTGGCGCTGAGCATGATCCGAATACGGGCATCTTCTCCATGAGGTATCCAACTTTCTTTTCGGGGTCTAGCGGTACGCGCTATAATTCCGTCTGGCAGTACGTGCTGGCGTGGAAGGCTCTGATGATGAACGATGTGGATATGTATAGCAAGATTATGGCCGTGGAGTACCCAGCGACGGAGCCTGTGAACTGGCAAGCGATTCAGGCGGCCATGGTCGAGATTGAGAAGCTGGGGTCGCAAGTGAAGAACTTCAACGTCGCTGCTTGGAATGAGAAGTGCCGCGCGATTCTGCATCAGGCTACATGCAACAAGTTCTGCCAGAATGACAGGTTGGCACATGCGATCTTGAACAGCGGCGACGCATTCTTCATCGAGGCCTCGGCTGATCGAGTGTTGGGAGCAGGCTTTTCTCCTCAGGAGCTGCAGCAACATCCCGTTGCAGAATGGGGACACAATCTCCATGGGCAAGTTTTGAACGAAGTGCGAGCAACGCTACGTCAGTATGGCAAGCTGCCTTGGGCGTCCGGAGTTGGACAAGGAGAGTCTTCGATGACGAGGAATAATGTGCAACTAGCGCCGGCGCAACCAGCAGCCAATGCAGTGGATACTCGTTCGTTCTTGGAGGACAACGTGCCAGCTGCTCCAGCTCCAGCGCCAGTTGCGGTTGTTGCTCCTATCGTCGAGCAAGCTCCCGTTGTTGTGGCTAGCGCAGAGCCAAAGAAGGAGGAGACTCCTGTCACCCCAGTTGTGGTCGTCGCTGAACCTATTGTGACAGCATCTGCAGAGACCCTGAAAGAAGAGGTCTCTGTCGTCGCTCCTGTTGTTGAGTCCAAGAAGGAGGAGGAGGTTGTAGCCATCGTTGCTGAGCCCAAGAAGGAGGAGACACCAGTTGTGGTTATTTCTACTCAGACTCCCATTCCTCCGGTCTCTGAGCCCATGGCAAACTTTTTGTAAATAACTAGGAGTAAAAAAAAAGAAAGCTATGTATCTAGCCCATAGCTTGGGCAAAAAAAAACAACTAAACTAATAAAAAAATATCAACCAATAATGGTTGGTACTACAACAAACACCATAGAATAAATTTTAAGAAGTGGTCTATAACCAAATTCACCCTTTGATCACATAAACTAATAAAAAAATATCAACCAATAATGGTTGGTACTACAACAAACACCATAG